TTAACGCACTCACTATACTGTACTGCACCATACGAATCTCTTGTCTAGTCTTAGACATAGATCTTTTCATGGCTGCTTTGGATTTCTCCAAACCCAAAACAGCTTTACTTATATTTCGTATTTTACTTGGCATTTCCGCTGTCTTCATGAGAGCTTCTTGTATGTCAATTGCTTCCGCGAATTGTTGTTTGATCATAGGTTCCAGATATGTAAAGTAGTTGAACTTTGGATCAAGTTGAACACAGATACCCTCAATTATAGAGAAAGTCTTTGCTAAATATACAAAACTTGATGGTACAACAAATGGCTTTTCAGCCGCGAGCTGTAATGCGATGTCATCATTTATTATGTTTGATGCGTCAAGAGTCTCAAGATATGACAAGATTGATTCGAAAAAGATTTCAATATCTGTGAGATCCGAAGTCATGGGTATGATGACTTTGAGTGCTACTAGGACCTCAACAATCCCCTTTGTATCCTTATTAATGATACAGTTGAAAAGTTGTTTGAAACCATTTCGAAGTTCTTCGGACAAGTTTATTAAGAGTCCAAAGTCATAGAAGACCAACTTTCCATTGGGTGTGAATCCCAAATTACCTGGGTGTGGATCTGCGTGGAAGAACCCCTTGTCCATAGTTTGAATGACATAAGAGTTTATGAGTCCTTCGCAAATCTTCTTCTTATTCACATTTGGGTTTGAAAGTTCTGTAAGTTTTTCAGATTCAACATATTCCATGACAATCGTGTCATCGGTACAGTATTCCTTATAAACTTTTGGAACTTTGATCCATTTGACATCTTTCATATCTTTGCGAAACCTGATTGCGTTCTCAATTTCTTGACGATAGTCAGATTCACCCAAAAGGTAGTCAATGGATTCATTGAGTACGAACTCAGAACTATTTCCGGTATCAACTCCAACTTTCTCCAAAAAACGCACAATGTCTTTGATGTTGTCTGTGTCAGATTTCATGATGTTATAAATGTCAGGTCTCTTGACTTTGACTATGACATCTTTTCCATTTTTGAGTTTGGCGCGATGTACTTGACCAATACTCGCCGATTTAAATGGTACAGGTTCGAACTCTTCAAAGTAGTTCAAATTTACAATCTGTTTTACAACATCGTATTCCACGGGAGGGACATTGTCTTGTAGTGATTCCAATTGTTGTGTAAATTCAGGTGGGTATAGATCCGCTCTCGTAGAAGCGATTTGTCCTAATTTTACAAAAGTTGGACCTAGATCTAGGAGTTCATCTTTCGTCCATTGACCCAGTTCAACTTTATTTTTTACAAAAGTCTTTTTCCAAATAAATTTGGCGGCAAACTTCCAAGTTTTTGCTTTTTGACTTGGTGCCGAGACTTTACCTATTGGTTTCTGACTAGCGACGCATAGCATCCTACTGTATAGATACTTTTTATTTTTTAACTGTCAAAAAATATCTTAGGTTATGATAAATGAAAAAGTTCTCAAACTTCCTTGGACCAATCAGTAACCCAACTGAAGCTGTCATTAAGGCGCAACCTATCCTCTTCACTTTGATCATCTTGTACCAAGGTTTGTTCTCTGGTAACGCAATCAAGATTCCAAAGAATCTTAAGTCTGCCTTCAACAACAAGACTTTCAGATTCTTCTCTCTCATGTTGATTGCTTTCAGTGCGACTCAAGACATTGAATATGCTCTCATCTCTACTGTGATCTTCATAGGTATCATGTACGCTCTCAAGACACCAGAGGAGCGCAAGGAATCTGGTTTGATCTAAAATTATATGTGAGCTAAAAGTAGAATGAAGATTCACATTATTGGTGCTGGCCCAACTGGTATGTCGCTAGCTTGGGAGCTATCAAAATTAGGTAATCACGAAATCACAATATATGATAAAAAGATATCTGCGGGAGGTTCTTGGTGGGAACCAGACGAAAAAGTTCGAGACCTCCACGCACATCGTATCGTATTCGACAAGGCTTTCGTGAATACTAGAAGTTTATTCGATGAAATGGGTATCAAATGGAACGATGTTTTTGAACCAGTTAAAAAAGATATTTACGGTTTTATGTTTCGTTCTTTAAATCATAAAGATTATGGAGCTCTCATCTCTTTGGCTACTCGAGTATTATTGACACCAAATGAATACAAAGGAGTTTCTTTGAAAGAATCAATTGGACAACTGAGTGAAGATGGTCAAAAGTTCGTGGAACATCTTCCATTAATAATGGATGGTGTTACATGGGATGTAATGTCTGCATATGAATTTGTTAAAAGTTTTGACCATGTTGGTTTATCTTCACAATATACACAACGTGTATCTGGTAAAGTTATGTCGGATGCAATGCAAAAAGCATTGGAAAATGAAGGTGTTGAATTTATTTTTGAAAAAGAAATTGAGGAAATTGAATATCTTGAAGATGGATTTAGTGCAAAATTTACAGATGATACAGTGATTGACAAAGGTGTGTTGGTTTTGTGTATAGACAATAGTCCGGCCTTGAAATTAATTGGTAATAACTGGGGAGAAGATGCGACCAAAAAAATTAGACAAGGTACTTATGGGTGTATAAATGTAATCCTCGATTTCAATGAACCCGTAACTCTTGAAGACGATCTTATAATTGCATCAAAAACAAAATGGAATCTCCAACCAGTTGTACTCTCAGATGGTAAAACCGTTTCGTGTGTCATATGCGATCTTAGCGAAGAAATCCTTACTTCAGATCCAGAAACAATTAGAAATCAAGTTCTCATGAATTTAAAAGTCCCATTACCAAAGGCTATTCGCTTTGGTTGGGGTGCAAAATGGAATGAAGAAAATAAACGATGGGAATTTAGTCAATCGTCCGGTGTATTAAGTTTGTATGGCCAAGTTCCATTTTTTGGAAACTCTCCAAATATAGCACTTTGTGGAATGATGTCACCAAGAAAAACACCTTACTCAAGTATTGAAGCGGCGGTAGAAGTTTCTAGATCATTTGCACACCAAACATTTGGAACTAGACCACCTGTGCAACCCCTTTTAGTTACACAAGTTCTTTCAATTTTAATTGTGACACTTATAGTTTTAATTTTACTTTATAAGAATAGAGACCAATGAAGTTCATAGCAAAAGTTTATCAACCCATGTATGACCACAATGACAAAAAGTATATTCGTGTGGTCATTCCTGAAAATTGCTGTGAAATCATAAAACGTATGCAAGCAAATAAAGCTCATCTCATAAAGAATAATCGCATTGATAACCCTCTCGATGGTCGAATTCTAACAATAAAAGTTCCATTCCGGTATAGGAGAGTGATGTGTAAGGTTCAAGGAAAACCTGTGCAGTCTCTTATAAAGGATGATGAAATAGAAATTGATATCAATTTTATGGGTGTTTGGAACGTTGGAGAATATAGTGGATATTCTTGGAAATTAGATTACATCGCAGTAAATTGAGAGTAAAGATCCTTTAGTGGAACAATTGGAGCATCACCGGATTCATCCCACTTGATGTCTCCAGCATCTTCATTGCAATTGCAGTCCTCACCAGGTGGGCAATTGCAGTCTCCGTGTTTCTCATGTTGATGATGTTCGTGGACGTCCTCGTGATGATGTTCGTGGACGTCCTCGTGATGAGGGTGATTGGGTTCTTCATTTAGATTCTCGCCAACTCCGAGAGTATTAGTTTCTGGTGTTGGTGTTGGTGTTTGCTCTCCTTGAACAAGAATTTTATCAACACCCTTCTCCTTAATTCGTTGCAATACCTGAATCTTTCCGTTATTTTCGTGAATGTACTTGACCATTTGTTCAGATCTCTCCTTCATGCGCTTAAGCTCTTCAAGATAATCTCTGATTTCGCGGCGATACTTTGAAATTTCAGTATTCATATTTATAATATTTTGAGCACCAGACATGTGTATTATAATGACATAAAGTTTTCAATCTTTAAGTAATTAAATATGCTTACACGGACTGGATATCTCATTACCGAGGGACCAATCCAAGAAATTAAAAAGGAGCTTACGGTAAGACCACAAGTCAATAGTGACTATGGATTCCCTCCACCACCTTTCAAAGTTTTTAGAACAGCTAAGAATGGAGTGTGCGTTCCAAGATTCTACGGAACTAGTAAAGTGGGACAACCAAAGGAAGATAGACGCCCTGAACCAGCCAGGTCAAACGCAAAATTCGTCGGGCAATTGCGAGATGCAACCCATCAGAACGAGGCTCTTGCTGCAGCTATTAGTGCGGGTCATGGGGTTCTCTCGCTCCCATGCGGGTATGGAAAGACCACCGTATCCCTGGCAATAGCGTGTAAGTTGGGATATCGCACAATGATTGTTGTGCATAAACAATTCCTGGCAGACCAGTGGAAAGAAAGAATTCAACAGTTCTGTCCGGGTGCTACAATTGGTATAGTTCAACAGGACAAAAAGGAGACTGATTGTGATTTTGTTATTGCCATGCTTCAATCACTTTCCCTCAAAGAGTATTCTTTTAGTGACTTTGATTCCATTGGAACTTTAATTGTGGATGAAGCCCATCACATTTGCGCAAAGGTGTTTTCCCAGTCCCTCTTCAAAATGTGTCCCAAACATATCTTCGGTCTGTCTGCAACACCTGAAAGAAAAGATGGTCTCACAAAAGTTCTTCATTGGTTTATGGGACCGACGTTCTTTGCGGTTGAGCGTAAAAATCAAGAACAAGTTGAGGTTTTTCCAATAACATATGAATCATTCAACTATAGAAATCCACCACCCTCAACAAGATTTGGAAAGGTGTCAATGCCAAACATGATTACAGAGGTTGTCGAAGATCGGAAGAGAAATCAAATGCTTGTAGAACTCATTAAGAAAGCTTCCGCTGGTACAAGACAGCTTCTTGTTTTGAGTGATCGTAGATGGCATTGTGAAATGCTCCATCAATGCTTCCCAAAAACTTCGGGACTCTACATGGGTGGTATGAAAGAAGCTGATCTTCAGGCTTCATCCAAGAAAAAGATTATTTTTGCTACGTTCAGTCAAGCTCACGAGGGTTTAGATATTCCAACCCTAGATACGGTTATTTTGGCCTCACCTAAGTCTGATATTACACAAAGTATTGGAAGAATCATGAGAGAAACCAAAGGTAAAAAGAATAATCCCCACATTTACGATATTCATGATCCATGGTCTCTCTTTACAGCTATGTACTACAAGCGAATGAAGGTGTATCGCCAAGGGGGTTTCAAAATACATGGGAAGGTAGAAGAAGAAAAGAAGAGTGAGTTCCCTCAGGGAAAGTGTCTATTTTTATAATCTGAATAATAATTAAATGTCTGGTGCATTAATTCAACTCGTGTCTAAAGGAGTTCAAGATGTTTATCTCTCAAGTGACGAAGGACATTCATTTTTCCGTTCAAAATTCACTCGCCACACCAATTTTTCACAAGCTCCAAAATTCATAAAAACTATCAGCGATAAAGATTACACCATAACCGTACCAGTATTGGGCGATTTAATAAATGGTTTGTGGTTTGAAGGTAATAATGTATCATCAAATCTCATGTACGAATCAACCGTTGATCTCTTTATAGGTGGTCAAAAAGTTGATTCTCAACCTTATGAATATTTCAGTGAAATCTGGCCAAATTATTTAGCAGATACATGGACAAAAGCTGAAGAGCTTACAAATAAGACATCTGTATCAAACAAAGACTTTTTACCTCTTCACTTCTTCTTCTGTGATCATGGAGGATTTTTACCACTTATAGCGCTTGCACATCACCAGGTGGAAATAAGAGTGAATTTTAAACCGAGTAGTATAGATGAATTTACAGAAACAAACAGACAAATAAAAGTTTATGGAAATTTCATATATTTAGACAAAGAAGAACGAGAGTCTCTTGTAAAGAGGCAGTTAGACCTGGTAATTACACAACTTCAGACAATTGAATTGCCATTAGAAACTGTAGTAGATAACGAAGTAAATACAGTTGGTGGTAATAACGACTTGGATATTTCCACTTTTAACCATCCAGTAAAATCACTGTTTTTTGGGTTCAATGCAGCTCATACAGATCCAACAAATGATCGTTTCAGTTTTAAATCTGCGGACATTTACATAAATGGAACACCCATATTAGAAAATATGTCAGCAATGTATTTCCATACAATTCAAAATTATTACAAATCTAAATATGGTGTCTCGGATTTTCAAACAAGTACCCAAGATCTAATGTACACCCGTTTTTTCTGTTATCATTTCTGCTTAAACGCGTCCGATTATAATCCATCTGGCACATGTAATTTTTCACGTATAGACAGTGCCAAAATACGTATCAGGGGTGCAGAAAAGGGTAGTCTCAGAGCTTCAAATCAACCCATAAGAGTACATGCTCTTAACTATAACGTGTTCCGAATCAGAGATGGTTTGGGTGGAATTTTGTTTGGTAATTAATTTCGATAGTTAACGTATAATGGGTAGAACTGTTCGGTTCGATCAGGTATATGTAGCAAACCTCGATGCTCAGCCCGTAGAAGAAGAAGTACTTAGTACTGTTAAAAGTATTATAACAGGGGAAATCGAAGCGGATGAAATTTCCGTCACACGCTTCGGTATCGCGAACACCAATCCCAGTAAAAACTTCACAGTTGGTGAAAAAGTTTTTATGGATGAAAATGATACAATCGTTGTAGATGTAAAAGGTCGTTCAAAAGCGGAACGTATGTTTGTAGATAGTCAGCTCGCAGTTGGTACCACGAATCCAACAAAAGCTTTTCAGGTTACAGATAAAGTATTCATAGATATTAACGGTCGTGATTTATTAACAGTTAATGGTAATACATTATCTGGAAATGTAATTGTTAAAGATGTGTTGTCATCGGCGTCTATAAATCCAAATGTTGTGATAAAAAATATTGCTTCAAATCTTGTTACTGTCCGTGGTAATACTTATAGTCATAATGTATCAGTTGTACATAATCTGGACGTTGGCCCAAATGTACATTTTGACGGTTATGGTGCAAATGTGTTGTCACTTCAAGGTAACGTTCAGATGTCACAAGGTGACTTCCAACTCACCGGAAACTTAGTTGTTTTTGGCAATGTATTGGTGTCAGAGCTTGGGGAATATACACTTATTGAGAACCTTGTTGTCGCTAACACAGTAATACAGATGGGTGTAGGAAATGATGGTTCAAGAGATATGGGTTTTATTATGAATGAAAATGAAGAAACAAAATCAAATCTTGTGTTTGGTTACCAGGGTGCAGGCACACAAGAATTTGTCATAGGGAGAACTAATGAATCTGTCGAAGGATTTGCGTCCACACTTTCAATTAAAGATGATGAAACTGTAAATCTTCATGTATATGGTGATATCTACACCTCCAATAGTGTTGGTGTAGCTAATGTAAATCCAATACACGATCTTGATGTTGGTTCAAATTTGTTTGTACATGACACCGGTTCAAATGTTTTGGAAGTAAATGGTTTTACTTACACAAAGGGTCTTAAATTGGGTCCTTTAGGTCTTCAAGTTGGTGATGCTGTTACACTAAACCCTGCAGGTGTTGCAGATCCAAGTGCGGCTATTATTAATCTTTCGGGCAATTTTCAAGGTAAAGGCCTTCGAACAAGTGGTGAGACACCATGGAATTCTGGTATAGCCAATACAAATCCACAAGATACATTTGCTATTGGAACTCAAATTACCTCAAACCTAGAAAGTGGTAATACATGGTATGTCTATGGTAATACATACACTTCAAATCTACTTGCCGATTTTGCTAGAATAACTGGTGATCTTCGCATTGGTGGTCCAGGTACAACTCTGGATGAAACAAGATACATTAAATCCGGCGGACAACTCATCATTCACGCGAATGATTCGAGTGGAGACAATGATGAATCAAACGCTCTTATCTTAAAATCCGGTACTAGAGCTTCAAATGTTTCTGCTATTGAAATTAACTCGTCATCATTTGATCGAGATCATCAAAGTATCATATTTAAGACCAAAAATACTGAACGCATGCGCATAACCGCTCATGGTAATGTTGCTATTCAAAATACATCTCCCGCCGAAACTGTGACAATTGCAGCACCGGTGAGAATTAACTATTCAAACACAATTACGTTTGGTAACACATGGGGTCTTGCAAACCATACATCTATGAGAATGTTTGCTAGGCCAAATAATGGCGATGCATTCATTGATGTAATTGGTGCTAGTGGTAAAGGTTTGAACTTCGCGGTATCATCCACAGGAATACCTGGTAGTGCAAAAATGACTATTGTTGATTCGGGTAATGTTGGTTTTGGTACCACACAACCAGAAGGTCTTATCCAAACGTCTGGTGGTACCATATTTGTAAATAAACAAGTTACAAATAACAACAACTTTGACCATACATTGTCACCCCTTGTAGTAACAAACCGCGATTCAATTAGCGTTGTAAATGACCTAAAAACAGTTACACACTTTTGTAGAGAATCTACAAGCGGTTTCGGGGCAAAATCTTCTATAAAACTTGGTAGATTCGAAGAAGGTGGTTCAAGAACTCGCATGGATTTTGATTTGGCACATGACAGTTATGACTCTGTAAATGTCATGACTTTACGAAGTGATGGTAAAGTTGGTGTAGGTACGCATACACCTACGGGTAAGCTTGAAGTAAGAGCTTCGGGTGGTTATAACCCAGGTACAAATGGATTACTCGTTTATAATGACAATGACACTATACCAAATAAAGATGCTATCATGACAGCACAAGTACGTGAAGATTCTGGTGACGCATTTTCTTCATACGTTATATACGATGGTGTAAATAGCTATACAGGTTGGGCAGTTGGTACAGATAATAAAACTGGTGATCGTGATTTTAGAATCACAAACAATGTATATGCGGTATCGAATGTTTATCATACAGCTCTTTTCATTGATGGGGTATCTAGTAATGTTGGCATTGGTACGGATCAAACAAATGCAAAGCTTCATGTATTGGGTGATCTTCAAGTCGAAAATGACATTAGATTTGGTGGGGTTGTCTCCGATAATGCAGGTCTTTCCCATACATTTTTAAGAGAAAGACAATACGATGAAACGGGTCGATCAGAACTATTTATATTTAAGGGTAACGATTCCGTACTTCAAGAATTCGCTGGTCCAGATCAAATTAGACACGTTGCAGGTAGGCATGTATTCCAAACATTTACAACAACAACTGGTTTAGATCAGACAGAACTTGATTCTATATTGGATGATAATGCTATCACTGATGTATTTAATCCAATTCCAGTGATGCAAATTAGTGGTAATAGACGTGTTCTTATAGCTGCACCAAATGAAGATCAGGTAACCACAGATACAAAGTTATACGTAAATGGTGAAATTTTGGTACCCCTTGAACAGAGAATTTCAACTACCGGTATGTTTATATCATCGGCCGAAACTGGTGACATTAATGTTATTGATAATGATGAAAATAGAGATTTAGTATTTAGAGAGAATGGTAGTGAAAGAATACGCTTTAAAAATTATGGGGCTGTTGGTATAGGTACAAGTACCATTAATGCAAACGTACATGTCTATAGTGGTCACACTGGTGACCTGGACATGTTAAAGTTGGAATCACCCGGCCCCTCATCCGGCTATGGATATTCCGCTTTTAATATTTATAAAACTGATGGTTATGGTGGTCATATTAAAGGATGGAGAGAACGCGTAAATAACACATCGGGTCTTAGGATAGGTATTCAAAATCCAGTAACCGGTGACGCAGATGTGATGACTTTTACAAGTTCAAGTAATGTCGGAATTGGTACAACAACCCCGGCTAAGACATTTCACATATACAGCCCCCTTACTTCCAAGACTGTGGCTGCTCAACGCATGGAAGTTGGAGCTGACTCAAATGTAGCCCTTGAATTCAAAACGGATCATGGTGTATCAAATATTTACTGTACAAATACGGGTAACGTTCATATTAACCCAACTGGAACTCACTGTAAAATTGAGGGGGATTTGAACATTACAGGTGATATTACATTCTCGGGTGAATTCGAACTTGGTAATCGAGTTGCTATTAACTTGGCTGGTGCGGGAGCAAACACAAATCTTCATGTAAATGGTGGTGTTATCACAAATACCGATCAAGTTGCATGTAAGAGATATTCGAGAACATTTAGTATTGCCGACGGTCTTGCAAAAGATATTACTTTACACTTTACACCTGGTGCTTTTTATGCAAAAGTCAAAGCTATACTTCGCGAAACACTGACTGGTCACCACAACATAAGTACGATGGTATTAGAACTTTCGGGTGGTAGTTCAGAACCGGATTTTCCGTGTTCAAATGCAATAGCTATCGGTACAAAGAATGTATTTGGTCTAAGTAGTGCATTCCCATGGGATCCAGAAGTAGTAACTACCGGTTCAAAAGTAACAATCGTACCATATAATATAGATAATACACGCGTATATTCGTATGATGTATATGTCAAAGTAATTGGTAACACTGTTCTTAATGGTGGTCTAGAGAGGATAACCAGAGACGGTGATACATTCGAAGTATATGCATACGATTACTAATTTTACCTGAATGGGGAAAACCCAAAGGTAGATTTAGTTTGATTTAAATTACGCCCTGATGGAATCAGAGACGGCTAAGACAACTACGCCGACAATGAAAGCCATGACGACGTAATTACATTCAGTTTCTTCGAGTGCCACCAAACTATTTGCAGCCTCGGTCTTTGGTTTGACGCCCTGTTCTTGACGTTTAACAGGAGGCTCAAGCTCCTCCAAAGGACAATAGCCTATCATTTATATTGTAATTAGAGATTAATTTCCGTCTTCTTTTTTCTTCTGGTCTTTTTTGGTTTGGATGTACCGGTCACATTAACCTCTTTTACTTCACCACCAGTTGATTCACCTGAAATTGAAACAATATCAGAAACATCGTCGTCATCGTCTTCAACTTGTTGCGTTGCAATTGTTTGGGGTGAAGTATTCATTGGTGGTGGTGGCATCATAATTCCGCCCATCAAACTAGAAATATCAACACCGGGTCCCTTCATTTCATACTGACCGGTGCCACCAACTGGTGCATCGACACCTGGTTGATCCGGGCTGCGTGTAGTGTTTTGAACCGCCGCCATCATGTTCTTTACAAGATCTGGGTTCTGCTTCAATACATCGTTCATATTTGGTAAAGCCGTTTTAAACATACTATTTGTCAAATGGAACATCATCGCTGAGCCACCAAGCATCATGATGAGCTTGATTTCTGGAGCAACGGCAACCTTGGATCTATATTTCACATACAATTCTTCGAATACTCCGTCATAGTCATCCACATTTTCCATAACCGATTCACTCCATCCTTCGAGCTGAACCTCAAATGGATTGTAACGCTTGTTAAGGAATTCAAGTCCTGTAACACAGGCGACTAACATACGCCGACTAAAACGGATTGATTGTTCGACATCGATACTGTAGGTAATTCTCTTTACTTCGGTGCGAAGATCTTCAACATTAGAGTAAGCGTTAAGTCTCTTATTCACAGCAAAACCCTTCTTTTCAAGACGACCCAATTTGTTAAGAAGATCACTCTTTTCCTCATCCACTGAAGAATATCCCTTAGAAGGCTGTTCATCTTGCTGTAATCCATCACCCATTGGTTCGTCGTCATCATAGAACATTGGTTCATCTTCACCATAATCAATTTCTTCATTTGAGCTCATAGGTGGTGGAGCACTTTGTTTGTTGGGATTAACAAAAGCATCCATCGCCTCTTGTGGAACTCCCATTGAGGGTGGGGGTCTATATGTAGATTGTTGTGGTCGTTTCACGGGCTGAGGTCTTGGAGCTGAAATTTCAATTTCATCCATTAAAGCCTGTTCATCGGCGTCAAGTTTCATGACATTGGCACTTCCTCGATCTAAGACAATTTCTTCGTCCATCTACTCTCTAATAGGAAACTATTAAATTACCTTTAACGCACTTTAGAAAAAATATGTATATACATTATAAATGTTCAAGCTTAACCAAGCCAACCGCAATGCGATCACCACCATCATGGTTTTATTGGCAATCATCTTTGTATTGACCGCCATCCGAAGTGGATACCAGCCCAGACCAATTGTTGTCAAGCCAGTTTCTGAAAGTTCCATTTTTGATCTTGACAACAAACTCGAATGCACCCCAGGTTCTGGTAAAGAAGATAGTCCATACACAAAGGCCTTGACCCCAGGTGGTCTTTGTGGTGCTGGAAAGTTGGTCAGCGAGCTCGCGAGCTATTCCATCGATGAAGGAATTGGCGGATCTTTAATCTAAGCTACTATTAAATGGCGTTGATTACTTCACCCACTCAGGTTCCAGATCTCAACTATGAGTATCACACAATCACCATTGATAGTGTGGGACAGGATAGCTCTAATACATTCTCCGTATTTCTTCAACAACCATTGCGTAATGTAGTTCAGGCGAGACTCCTCGCAGCTCATATTCATTCAAACGTTTCAACGGAACATTGTTATGTTTCTATAAAAGAACTCGATTCTATATTCTCCGACAGAGCTTCAAATGTTCTAACTGGACAAGGTCATTTAAGTATGCTAAGAAGCTCTTTTGCGAGTATTATCACAAGTGATGCGGACCACGTAGGTGGAAATTCACTTATCACGTTCAAAGACGACTACCCACTTGTTACACAATATATCAATCCAATCAAGCAAATTGATCGTCTCACAGTAACAATTCGCGATCAACGCGGTGACACCATTAAAAATTCAACAGATGATGGTGATAATTTCCTAGTTCTTAAATTTGTGTGTAGAAAACCAAACTTGTAATTTTCTTATATTAAAGTAGTATATAACATGTCTTCCGGTATTGTTCAACTCGTGTGTTTAGGTGCCCAGGATGAATATATCATTGGAAATCCGGAGATATCGTTTTTTAATTCGACCTTCAAAAGGCATTCGAATTTTTCACAGTCCATTGAAAAACAAACTTTACGTGGAGATGTGAAAAGCTCTGGTATGTCAAGTGTTAAAATCGAGCGAGCTGGTGATTTACTTGGCTACACTTACATTACAATTGATGATACAACAGAATCAAAAGATATGTTGTATTGGAACACTATAATCGATAAAGTAGAACTTCTAATTGGTGGATGTGTTATAGATACACAAGATAGCGAGTTTTCTGAAAGAATTGCAATCGATACATTTGCCCAAAATGTATCGCGAAGCTCTATAGGCACCCACCCCGGTGTGAGCGCAAAATCATTCTTCTACCCCCTTCGATTTTTCTTTTGTGAAGGACCCCAATGTGCATTACCCCTTGTTGCACTTAATTATCACGATGTTGAACTTAGGATTTATTGGGGTGTTGATGCAAAAGACTACAATGTTGAAGTATATTCAAATTATTACTTTTTAGATAATGAAGAACGCGGAAACATTGCGTCACGAAAACATGATCTTCTTATCACACAAGTCCAAAAAAATGAACCAAGTGGTGAACTCGTTCAAGACCTCACATTTAATCACCCAGTCAAATACATTGCGTCTATAGATACTACAACTGAAGGCGCTCTTACATCACCAACTAATCGAATCAAACTTGCTATAAATGGTGTAGATCTTTCAAACTATAGATGGTGTAGGCCACATTTTATGGATGTCCAAAATTACTATCATACAAATTTCGTTGTATCCCCAGATTTCTTCCTTTACTGTTTTTGTTTAATGACAAGTTCTTTGCAACCAACTGGAACTCTTAATTTTAGTCGAATTGAATCAGCCAAAATATTTAGTGAAAATCTAATAATCGAACACCCCATATACGCCGTTAATTATAACATACTTCGCATACAAAATGGTATGGCGGGGCTACTCTACGCAAATTAATTTGCCATACTATATAAATGGTCAAGAACTTACCAACGATTGAAAGATCTACCAGGTTGAGGTACGGTAAGAATTGCCTTGAAGATCAGGCGGAAAATACCATTGTCTTCAATGCAAGTAATGCCCACATCAATGCAAATGTACCAGGTTCATTGTATTTGTCACCAATTCGGTTTAGAACGGATTATACCGATAGAAATGTTGTGCTTCTCATGTACAATAAGCAAACTAAAGAAATTACAGAATCTGGTGAAGCTGCGACGGATATTATTGAAACAACTTTACAAGGGGCTACCCTAAAAGGTAATGTAACCGCGAATACTTCGGTTTTTACAGGTGTAGATTTAAATAACAAACTCAGTTTACTGACTGCGAATAGTGTTGGTATAGCCAACCTTACACCCACGAGCGATTACACACTCAGCGTTGGTTCAAATGTTTTTATTGATGATACAAGTACAACTGCGAATCTTCTCACTATTATAGGAGATAGTGATCTTAGAGGGAATGTTGTAATTGATGGAAATCTTCACGTAAATGGTACAACCACAGTCTTTCAAGTTGAAAACATCGTGGTAAAAGATCCAATATTAGAACTTGGTCAAAATAACGATAGTCCAGTAACTCAATTAGATTTGGGTCTTCTTTTACATAGACCAGAAGGAAAATCAAATGTCGTATTTGTGTTCAATGAAGAAAACCAAGAAATAATGTTGGGATTTACATCGAATGCCTCTACAGATACAAACATTGTACCCGTTAATGATCTTAACAAATCGATGAATGTTCATGTTTATGGTCAATTATTTACAGAAGAAAGTTTAGGTGTAGTAAATACAAACCCAATCCACACTTTAGATGTAGGTTCAAATTTATACGTGGATGATTTATCAACAAATGTATTAGTTGTTACAGGTTCAACAGATGTGTCAAATGTTTTAACAATTGGTAACAATACACACATTGGAAATGAACTTCACGTTGAAAATAATACTCACATGAGTCGAGATTTGACTGTGAGTGGAAACACTTATACAACTGGTAATATCATAGGCTATCAAGATTTATTGATAACTGGTAATACTTATGTATCTGGAAATGTTACAATAGACACAGAATTGAATGCAATTGGAAATGTCTATATGGAAAAGGATCTTGAAATAACTGGTAATACATATATAACTGGAAATACAAATATCACGAAAATTCTAAACGTGACAAACAATGTATTTGCAAAACGAGATCTTTCTATAACAGGTAACTTATATACAAGTGGAAATGCACATCTTTACCAAGGATTACATGTAACTGGAAATACACTCCTTTACAAAGATCTTACTATAAGTGGAAATGTTTATGCAACAAAAAATGTATTCATTGACAGAGAGTTATACGTAGATTTAAATGTATATACTTATAAAGATCTTCTTATAACAGGTAATGTTTTTGGTTCTTCCAATCTTAATGTAACAAAAAACTTAAATGTCACAAGTAATGCAATATTGAAAAAGGATCTTTTAGTTACTGGAAATACATATGTAAATGGAAATGTTGTAGCTTATAAAGACACGCTTATAACTGGTAATACATATGCGAGTGGAAACGTTGTAGCTTACAAAGATTTAACATTAAGTGGCAACGCCTACATTGATGGTAATGTTAATGCTTACAAAGACTTACTTTTAACAGGTAATGCGTATGTAACTGGTAACGTCAATGTCACCGACCAATTAAGTGTCACTGGAAATGTGTATTTATCCAAAGACATTGAAATTGAAGGTAACAATTATGTAACTGGAAATGTTGTGGCAACGCGTGACATTTCGGCTAATAAATACTATGGAGACGGTGGCCATCTTTCGAACGTAACCCTCCAAGTAGTCACTGATCATTCAAATGTCACATCAAATACTCTGCATTTCACAAATGCTCATACCGCGTTTGTCACGGATCTCACATCAAATGTTGAAGTTAAATTGGATCAACTTAATAATGTGACAGTTCAAACACCTTTGGAATCACAGTATCTCATATACCAAGATGAGTGGATAAATGATTACCCTGGACAAACATTCCTCAAAATTTATAACGCAACTGCAGATACAATTTACGCGGGTAATGCGGTGTATATCATTCAACAACACAACGCAAACCTTGTAGAAGTTGGTCTCGCAGATGCTAGGGATCCGGATAAGATGCCATGTATTGGTCTCGTTTGGGAAACTTCCATTACACCCGGTGGCGAGGGTCATGTGACTACATTTGGTAAATCCCAAGCATTCAAAACATCTCAATTTTTGGAAGGTGAGACGTTGTATGTGAGTAACGTGTATGCAGGTATGCTTTCAAATGTCAAACCATATGGCGTTGCTGGTAATGTTGATAAAATTCAAAATGTTGGCATTTGTTCTAGAGTGCATGCGCACTCGGGTCGAGTGACGGTGACTGGTATTGGTCGTTCAAATGATATTCCAAACGCCAATATTGTCACAAGTAATGCAACTGTGAATTACGTCTACGTCAATACAACCAATAATGATATGAAGAAAATTGATCCAATGAAATTGCCAACAAAGCTTCAAACTTTGCGTGATGTTGTAAATACCGGCAACGTTGTTTCAAATGCGATAAGTGTTACGGGTCTTCATGTAACAAACGGCGGGAATGTCATATCATCGGGTAACGTTCAAGCTGGTGCAAATGTATCAATTGCGGGTCTTGGTAATAAACACTTGCCATACGTTTCCGCATCCAAGTACTTGAAAGATTCTTTTATTAGACAAGAAGCCGATGGTAGAATTGTTATTGCAGCTGATTTAGAAGTCGATGGTTCTGTAACAGTTTCTGGTTCTTCTTTCGAAGTCACAGCCGGAGAACTTGTCGTGAGTGATAGAATTGTTGACATTTCCAACGGTGCTGTCACACATGATTTGGATAGCGGTATTTTGATTGAACACCCCGGACACAATATTGGTCTGATCCACCACGGTGATGAAGACAGGTTTTCAATGGGTTACACACAAAATGGTTATGCGGATACCCATATTCTTGAGGATAGTAACATCTTCACCCTAGATGTTATTGGTAATGTGGTTGTGCAAAACACAATAACAATTGAAAGTGGCGACCTAATTGTATCACAAGGTAATGCATATTTCAATTCAAATATAACCGTTTCAAGGGGTTTGGAAGTTACCGGTAACATATCCACAACAAGTGAATTACGTGTAGCTGGGAATACGGCCATATCAGGTAACTTAAATGCTACTGGGTATGCACACGCACATGGTATGAAACTTGGTCCCGGTGGTCTTAGTATAGGTAATTTATTCAGTGCAGGACCAGGTGCAGTACCTGGCGTGGGTTCGGTTGTTATTGGTGGTGTTGTGCAAGCCCTAGCCTTTAGAACTGCACATGATAGTGGATATAATACAGGCATTGCTAACACATCTCCAGATCACACATTTAGTGTTGGTG